GCGCGATCAGCGGCATCTCGGCTTTCGGCAAGTGGATCACGGGGGACACGCAGGGCAACCGGCTGCTCTATGTCGGTGAACAGACCTATGATGAGAATGGCAACCCGCTTCAGTTCCAGATCGAAAGCGGGCCTGTCGTAAACTTCCCGAACCGGACCAAGATCGCGCGGGCTGATTTCAATTTCGTGGTTGGGGTGGGTCAAGCGACGGGCCAAGACCCGATTGGCACTGATCCCAGCGTGGGCATCTCGTGGTCGGATGATGGCGGCATTTCTTGGAGTCAGGAGTTCATCCGCAAGCTCGGCCGGCAGGCGACGCCGCAGCGTATCACGATGCTGCGCACGGGGATGAGCGGGATGCAGGGACGCCGTTGGCGGCTCAAGGTCTCTGATCCTGTCTATGTGGCGTTTCTTGGAGCAACCCAAGATACGCAGTTGAGGAACCACTGATGGCTAAGCCGCTGCCGGGCGTCGATGTTCCTGTGATCAATCCGCAGACTGGATTCATGACACAGGCTTGGTACGAGTATTTCCAGTCTCGAAAAGGGCTGGCGAACCTGCCTGATGTGTCAACCACGGCGCCGACCAACGGTCAGGTGCTGATTTACAACTCCACGACAAAGCTTTGGACGCCTGGAGCGAATTAGTATGGCTGGTCTTTTCGACATCTTCTCGAATGATGATGCTGAGCAGGCTGCTCGGGACCGTAATGCGGGCCTTCAGCAAGGCTATAGTACCTTGTCCGATCTCTACGGTCAGGGCCGTGGCGCACTCACGCAAGGCTACAATCAGGCGCAGAGCTATTATGCTCCGCTTGTCGCGTCGACCACGGCCGGCTCCAGTGCCTATGGTGATGCGAGCGGCGCGAACGGAACGGCCGGCCTTCAGCGTGCCATGGACACGTTCAAAAACTCAGGTCAATACGGCACGTATGGGTTCGCTCTCGATCAGGGCTTGCAGGCGCTGAACCGAACGCATGCCGCTGCTGGCAATCCTGATAGCGGCAACGCTGATGCAGATACGCTGAAATATGCAACTGGCTTGGCAGGCCAGACCTATGGCAGCTATCTGCAAGGTCTTTCGCCCTATCTGAGTGCCAACAACAGCGCCGTTAGCGGTGCGGCTGGTGTCAGCACTGGTCTTGGCTCTGGCCTCAATCAGAGCTTCCAAGGTCAGGGCACCGCAGCGAACGCCAACTATACAGGGCAGGGCGCATCGAACGCTGCCGCCGACATGAACAACTACAATATCTCTCAGAATATGTGGAACGGCATCGGGAAGGCCGTTAATCTCGGTGCAAGCCTCTTCGGAGGGTTCGGTTAAATGGCCGACATTGACGAGATCATTTCCGGCGCGCGTGGTAATACGCGCTATAGCTTCGATGCCATCGGCGATCCAGTTTCGGCGTTCCGCAATGCGCAGAAGCAGGCAGATGAGACCAATCTGCGGCGCGCGTTCCGTGATGGCGTGCCGACTGATGCCAACGGGCAGCCCGATTTTGCCGCCATGGCAAAGACGCTGTTTCAAAAGGGCGGTCTCAACGAAGGCGTCGCGGCTTCCAATCTCGGTCTTCAACAGCGACAACTGCAATACGGCCAAAACCAAAGCGCTGGCGTGAAAGCTGTTGAGGGCGGCGCTGATCCTTCCTCATTAGTTTCACCCCCATCTACCAATCGAGGTGCTTCCGTCCCTGTCGCTCCTCCTCTAAATCGTGGCGGCACGCAGGCTGCTGCACAGCCTCAAGCTCAGGCGGCTCCGCAGGGCGGCACAGCTACGCTGGGACAAATCCTCACGGCGCAGAACATTCCGAATGATCAGCTAGGCGCTGCCAGCGCTTCTATTGCGCGTCAGCTCGGCCTTGAAGATCCGAACACGCCGATCAACACTCAAGACCCGCAAGTGCGAAACGTTCTTGTGCCCGCCATCCAGCAATTGAAGCGGATGAATATCGGTCAAGTTGTCCAGAACGGCAATATGCCTCCGCAGCCTGTCCAGACTGCGCAAGCCGTTCCGCAGCAGTCACAGCCGCCACAGCAAGCGGCTCAGCCATCGCCTGTAACGGATAGATTAACAACTGCTGCACCAGCGGAGCCGTCCAGAACGGATAAACTGATCGCGTACTATTCGGGGATCATGAGCGATCCGATGTCTCCGAAGCAGAATGTTGAACTTGCGAAGACCAGGCTTGAAGCACTGCAAAAGAGCGCAGAGCTTACGCCCGATCAAAAGATGTATTCGCAGTCAGTCCTTCAGGGCTATAAAGGCACTCTTCAGGACTGGATTGCGGACAACGAACAGCGGAAGACTGCGGCTACTGAAGAGGCAAAACTCGGAGCGCAGAAATATCAGAGCCTAGTCGAGGCTGGCACCAAGGCTCAAGTTGAAATCCCGCAGCTCGAAATGCTGCAAGAGCAGATGAACGACTCCAACTTCTTCTCCGGTGCCGGAGAGAAGTACAATCTGCTCTATAAGCGCCTCAAGGCTGCCGTCGGCATTGACCCGGAAGCCGCTGTTCCGCAGGAATATCTCCGCAAGGCCACTGCGGCCAATGTGCTTTCTTCACTCGGCGCACTCAAGGGCCTCGGACAAATCCGCGTCGCAGAAATCAACATGGCGCGCGAGGCTGCGGCCTCGCCGGAGAACTCAATTCCCGCCAATAAGCTCTTGGTCGAAATCTCCAAGCGTACGCACGAGCGCAACGCTCAGATTGCCGAGATGGCGCAGAACTACAAGGAGCAGAATGGCGTCTTGGATGCTGGCTTCGACAAGCAAGTGACGGCCTACTACAAAAAGAACCCGCTGTTCACTGATGCCGAAATCAAGGATTGGCATCGGGTTATCGGCGAGCAGAAGCAGACCAAGCAGGCGTCTTCCGTGCTAAGCTTCAATTCGCCGGCTGACGTTCACGCGGCGGTCGCAGCCGGCAAGCTGAAGTCAGGCGATGCTTTCACTGACCCGACTGGAAAAACGCGGTACGTACCCTGATGCCCGTTGAACCCGTCATCACGTTCCGAGATCAGCCTGGCGGTAGTTGGGATGCTTTTCCCGACGCGCCTCCGGCCGCAGCATCAAGCGGTGGAGGGGGCTCAGGCGGCGGATGGGATGCATTCCCAGATAAACCGACGACCAATTATAGCGGCGTTGCAAAACAGGCTGGTGTCGGCATTGCCAAGGGCACAATCGGGCTTGCCGGCATCGTCGGCGATATTCAGCAGATCGCCAAGAAGGCCGCGAGTTATCTGCCCGACATCCCGTCCGACCCTGAGTCCGAGAAGTACGCCCGCAAATATGGCCGGATGGGCGACGTTATGTCGGTCGGCCAGCCGCCCGAATTCCCGACATCGCACGATATCCAAGGTCAGGTTGAGAAGGTCACGGGCGAGTTTCGCAAGCCGCAGAACCAGACCGAAGCTGATGCCGAGACGGTTGGCGAGTTCTTCCCGGCCGCTTTGGCTGGTCCCGGCAGTTTTCTGCGGAAGGTCGTCACGCAGGATGCAATCCCGGCGGCCACAACGATTATAGCCGGCCGCTACAGCGATCAGAACCCCTACGTAAAGGCGCTGGCAGGCTTTCTGGCTGGTGGTGCTGGCGCCGCACTGTCGGGGCCTTCCTCGGTCGAAAACCTCATTAGGGCCAAGATCCCGGCTTCGGTGACCGAGCATGACATCACTCGGGCAGGGCAGTTGATTGAACACGCGCAGACTCGCGGCGTTGCGCTGACCTGGCCGGAAGCCTTGTCTCGCGTCACCGGCCAGCCTGTCTTGACGGACACGCAGCGTATCTTGGAAAGCCACGGCCAGACCCGGCCGCAAATGCAGGAGTTCTTTGCCGATCGGCCGGCGCAAATCGACCAAGCGGCCCGCGGCGAATTCGACCGCATGGCGCAGATGCCGGCCTATCCATCGACCATTGGGCCAGCGGTCGGAGAGGCGGCCAACGATACTCTGAATGGTGTTCGTCAACAGATCAACCATGCAGCCGAGCCCTACTATCAGGCTGCGGAAAACGTCTTGCTGACACCGGCTGAAATGACCCATGTTCGGGCTATCCCCGGCTGGGAGCAGGCGCGGGATGCGGTGCGCAATAATCCTCAGCTCAATTGGCGCGTTGCAAACCTGCCTGATAATAGCGTGGGCTTCCTGAACGAGGTCAAAAAGCAGTTCGATCAGGCCGCTGAGAACGCCGGGTCAAAGTTCAACCCCGGCCGCAATCATCAGGTCCAGTCGTCCAACGAAATGGCGGCCTCCGCGGTCAAGCAGATCGGCGAGGCCAAGTCTTCTGACTATCAGATCGCGCTTGCGATTCAGCGGCAGGGCCGCCAGCAATTCCTTGACCCCCTGCTTCAGGGCCCGCTTGGCAAGCTCGCCAAGAAGGACATCACCACGCAGAAAGCGATTGCGGCACTGTTCCCGGAAAACCCGGTCCCAGGCACGGCCGGCGAGATTTCGGATGCGGTGTCCGCGCTGGTGCAGCGCCGGCCTGCTGTGGCCGAGCAGTTGGTCCGCGCGCATGTTGAAATGGTATTCAACCAAGCGGCTCGGGATCTTCAGGGCGGGGCAAACCAGTTCGCAGGCGCCAAGTTCGCCGTTAAGCTCGCTGGCGGGGCTCAGCAGCGCGATAACCTCCGGGCGGCTATCGAAGCACTCCCGAACGGACAGGCGCGCTGGCAAGGCTTTGAGCACCTTCTAGACATCATGGCGGCGACGGGGACGAGGCAGCCCAAGGGCTCGCTAACTGCCTTCAACCAACTTGAAGTGCAGTCAATGTCTACGGGCGGCCTTCAGGAGTTGGCGTCGAAGGGCCTCTCTCCCGGAAAGTGGATGAGCTTCGCCAACGATGCCTTCAAGTCGTGGTCGCTCGGGCGAAACCTCGACCAGATCGCGCGTATCCTCACTGACCCACGTTCTGGGAATGCCCTTCGTGAGATTGTTCGTATCCCACCGGGCTCCGACCGTGCGCTTATGATGGCTGGGCGGCTTATCGCGCTGGGGAGCGCGGCGACGACCGAACAGCGAACCAATCCCGCCAACAAATAGGGTGGCAAAGAAGGCGGCGAGAACGCCAAGGACACCAGCCGCGTAAGGGTTAGGCGTCCATTCGTATCTGATGTTGCCGCACATCACGGCGGCCATAATCGCTAACTGGAAGATCTTCCACATGCTGAAACGTCTCTGCCTCGCTTTTGCGGGGCTTTTCGCGTTGATGACTGTAGCACAGGGAGCCGGCACTGTCCCAGGCTTCTCGCTGACGCCGCAATTCGACCTGACCGGGAAAGTCGCGCCGGGCTGCAAGTTGTACGTCATCCAGGCTGGAACTACCAGCACCCCGCAGAATGCCTATCAGGACACCGGGTTAACGATCCCCCAGACAAACCCGATCCTTTGTGACAGCACCGGGCGGCTCCCGCAGTGGTTTGTATCGGACGGGACGATCAAGCTTCGCCTGACGGATAAGAACGGTGTTCAGCTTTTCGTCGGCGATAACCTGCTTGTGGTCGGCCCCAGCTCAGGCGGGGGCGGTGGGGGTGGCACGGTTGACCCGACTACGATTGCAGCAACGGGTGATTTTAAGGCTGTTTACGGCACTGGCGTCCTATCAGGCTGGGTCCGCTGCAATGGGCGCACGATTGGCTCGGCTACGTCAGGCGCGAATGAGCGCGCTAATGCCGATGCGCAGTCCCTTTTTCAATTCCTTTGGGGCTCTGATCCGAACCTAGCTGTTTCCGGAGGTCGCGGTGCGTCCGCAAATGCTGATTGGGTCGCAAATAAGACGTTGGCGCTTCCGGATTGTCGCGGGCGCGTACTGGCTGGTCTCGATGACATGGGGGCTTCCGCAGCAGGGCGCCTAACGGCTACCTATTGGGGGGTGACTGGATCTTGTAGCGGCGCGCTCGGTACTACGCTCGGACAGGCATGCGGTGGAGAAAGCCAATCGCTGACAACTTCGCAGATCCCGAACCTGACATCGCAGGGCGTGAATTCGATCACCGTCAATTCCTCCGCCGGAAATATCGTTGTCGGTACGCCGAGCAATGGATGGCAAACTGGTACGCAGCCATCTGTTTTCTCCGCATTTAACAACGGGGCGTGGGCATCTTCTCAACAGACGTCTAGCGGTGCGAATACTATTACCGTTGGCACCCTCAGCACGGGCGGCACAGCGCCAGTCCACCCAAACGTTCAGCCGACTATCCTCGTTACCACGTATATCAAGCTTTAGAGCCGCAGATGTACACAGGACAAATCGATCAAATATCAAACAAGGCTGATTGGAGCGCTCCGTATTTCGTCCAGCTCGTGGATGACTCTGACGGCTCGATCATCAATATCTTGAACGTCGATATCGGTTTTGATTGCTCGGTCTACATCAAGGATATGGACAACTGCCAGCGCGTGCTGGGCTCGATCTCCACTGGCGAGGTCATTGTTTCAAGCGGCGACAACGGGGCAGGCTTCCAGTGGTCCTTTGAGGCTTCTCGGCTGTCTTGCCTCTGCGCTGGCACCTACAGATTCGGGATTAAGACGACTGCCAATGGTGACGTTCAAGACACCGTTCTTGGGACGCTCGCTGTGATCGAGGGCAACTGATGTCATCCACAAGACTGAAGCTCAGGACAATCCCGAAATTCCTTGCCTCGATCTTTTCGGGGACGGGAACGGCTGTTCGAAAGGACGGCTTGGCAACGTATGTCGATTGGGACCCGTCCGGTTTTACGCCGCTGGTTGGGTATGACCCATCAGCCTACAATGTAGCGGTTCAATCGGTCGTGGATGGCTCGTTTGGCAAAATCACCCTCGCGCAACTTATCGCATCGTCCCAAACGCAGCAGATCAAGACAACTGCGGGCGCGGTAAACGTCGCGGCCAATGACGGCCTGATCGCGATCAACAAGACGGTTGGAGCGTCAACGACTGTTAATCTTCCAGCGGCTTCTACCAAGGTTGGTCCGGTCAAGGTCAGCGACTGGAAGGGTGACGCCGGTACCAACAACATCACGGTTTCCGTTACCGGGACCGACAAGCTGAACGGCAATCTCACGTCATGGGTGATCGCCTCCGATGGCGGTTCGATTGTCCTAACACCTCTCAATGATGGCTCTGGCTACGCGGTCTAAAATGAACATCATCCGGTCTTTGCTGGTCGCTTCGGCGGCCTTTTTTATTGCCTGCTCGGCTTATGCCCAGAACCCTGGCACCGTCACAAACCACGCGGTTGCGGTCGGTAAGGGCGCTGGCAAGCAAGGCTTCACTTCTGTCGGCCCTTGCACGACGGCATATTCACTGGTCTTTGCCGGCGCATCGGCCGATCCAGCCTGCGGTCAGATTGACCTAACTGCTGGCGTTACAGGAACA